GGCACCTCTCTTTAAGCCATCTTAAATGACTCTGAGGTGTCTGTTAAACCCGTGGCGATTCATTCTGCGCATAAATCATGACTTCGTTTATACGCTGACAAAGGCGTCGGACTGTCTCTAATGCGCCTCTGGCCTGAACCGGCTGCACTGCTTTAACCAGAGTATGAGCCTTAATCTCAGTGACACTGATATCACCGATTGCTGGAAAAATATCTCTCTCAAGTGAGCGCCAGATATCGTCGGCATAGTCTTCTGTTACGCTGGCTTTCTTCACATTCCACCAACGCTCGGCAACTACCAGGAAAGTGTTGGTTTTAGCCTCTTGAGAATTTCTTAACTGTTCTTTCTGATGTTCCTGAGGATCAATGTCTTTCGCCAACAAAACTCGAGATTCAGCTCTGAGTTTACGCGCATCAGAAAGTGAGACGGCAGGGTAGGCACCAAAGCTCTGTTTGGTTCGCTGCTTGGTTAGAGGTCGATAGTAACGGAATTGCCAGAGCTTACTACCACTGGACTTGATTAACAAAGTAAGTCCGTCACCATCATACAACTGGTAATCGGCATCTTTAGGTTTGGCGGCTTTGATTTCCGTATCGGTTAACGGCTTGGTTTTTCTTGCCATGGGGAGTCTCCATGCGTTTAGGCCCAACGAAAACAATAGAGCATTTCGTTGGGCCTATCAATGGGCCTAAAAGGTTCGGATTTAATTAGTTAGCATCAGACTTCGCGGGACACATTGCAGACACAAAAAAGCCCGCAAGGCTTGCGCCGTGCGGGCTCTTAGGACTTCATCGGATGACTCTGGTAATCACCGATGGAGAATTTTGGTGGAGCTGGCGGGAGTTGAACCCGCGTCCGAAATTCCTACATACCATTCTAACCATAATAAAAACAGTGGTTTGCGTTTTAAATCAGTGCGTTAGTGTTATTGGGTGTTTGTCCGTTTTATGCGTTTTTAGTGCTCTGCCGCCATAATGCCGCCACTATATCAGGCCTCAATGTCATCGTGTACCTGAATTTCAGCAAGGCAGATTTCTAGCTTGTAAAAGTCCGATAACTGGTAAATGCTTAATATTTCGTCATCAAGGTTGCCAGAGAGAGCAAATCGTTTTCTACGTCGCAGTGTCTCACTCAGAGCTTCCCTGTCGGACAATGATTGACGTAACGGTACATAATCAATAGTTTTAAGAACCTGCCATGAAACTGGTGGAGTAAACTCAAATAAATCCGAAAGCTCAGGACAGAAATCATATTCTTTCATATCCTCATAGCTTGCTTTAGGTGGGAGAACTATATTGACTCCTCTTTCGCTGTCAGTATTGGCTGGCAGTTTAGTCGAACGATAAGCAATCCCAATAATGTTATTGCTGTTTATGTCTCTACTTATCCACTGCATTAGTAAATTGGGCACAATGTATTCCTGTATAAATGAAGCATCACTGTGCTCTTTCAAATAGTTGCAGGCGATAATCAGGGGCCATAATGATAAATAAGATAACATGGTGCTGATTGAATATTCTTCTTTAGGAGGTGGTGCACCTTTTTTTCTTAGCCGTAAACTCGTCTTGTAAAGTAAATCTGCACTCAAGTTAAGTAATAAAGATTTATCATCGTCAGAGGTGGTGGTAAATGACGATATATATAGTTTGTCAAAATCTGGTTTATCCATTTCACGCCAGCATATATATAACGAAGTACCAAGATAAAGGCATGGTAGGCCTGCAACAGAGTAACGTTGTGCTCTTACTAAATGACGATGAGTAAAAGGAATATGGAAAATATCCTTTCTTTTTGATAACGGGGTGTCTGATCTTCTAACCCTATACAATGGTGTTTGTCTGTTACAGACCTTGGAAAGAGGGATGCAAATTTTTTCTATTTGTTGTGAAATGTGCTTTGGTTTTAACATTAGCTCAAAAGAGTCGTAGGCTGATTTAATATCTCCAGATAGATAGCATTCTAGGCATTTGGTGATGCCGTCCTGCAAAGACTGTATTACCTTTAATCTATTTTTAACTCGAAGTGATAACCAATTATTATTGCTGACGATGTAATCTTTTAGGGTATCTTTAAAACTATCGCATTTTGCATTGAAATCGCTGATGAGATCCTTACCTTTCTCAATTTCAATTGGAGGTCGGATTGAGGATTTCCTTAGAATGCTATTAAATAGTTTTCTTACCTGTTCATATGGACTAGGAGTTGAAACCATCGTGAATTACCTTAAATTAGCTAAAGGATTTTTTGATACTGCATCTTCCAAATGGTCAGGGGAAAAGTGAGCATAGACCATCGTCATTTTTATATCAGCATGTCCCAAAATATCTCGCAACACCAGAATGTTTCCGCCATTCATCATAAAATGACTGGCAAACGTATGGCGCAGTACATGGGTACATTGCCCTTCCGGCAACTCGATACCTGCGCGTTTAACTGCACGTTCGAAAGCTTTTCTGCACGGAGTGAATAACTTCCCTCTGTTTTTTGGGAGTTCGTCATACAGATCCTGAGAAATCGGTACGGTTCGGTTTTTCTTTCCTTTGGTTTTAGTATAAGTGATTCGGTATTTAGATAACTGATGGCCCTGCAGGTTTTCGGCTTCACTCCACCGCGCGCCGGTGGCCAGGCATACCTTTGCGATAATTAACAGGCTGGGGCTTTGAGAATCAGCGCAGGCATCAAGCAGGCGTTTAATTTCGTCCTGGGAAAGGAATGCCAGTTCCCCCTCTGCGATTTTGAATGTTGGTAGCCCGGCGAGCGGGTTAGGCGCTGACCAGTGGCCCAGCTTTTTCAGGGTGCCGAAAACGGATGATAAGTTACGCTGTTCTAGGTTTACCGTGCGGGGCTTTACTGGCGACATAAATGCGCCATCTTCATTTCGTACTTCCCCTTTTAGCCGTGCTTCCCGGTATTTCGTAAAATCGCCTGCGGTTAACTCTGAGGCAACAGGATCACCCAGACCATTACAAATAATTTTCAGTTTAGCCATCAGGCGTTTGGGGTCCGCAAGCGTCTGCCCATAGAGTGAATGCCATTGCTCGATCACTTCTGACAAATGTCGCCGATCTTCCTTTTCCCCCAGCCACGGTTTTTTGTTTACTTCATCCATTGTGAAGTTTTCGAAAGCTATGGCCTCGCCTTTCGTCGCGAATTGCTTGCGCACGCGTTTGCCGTCTCGCCCGTTCGGGTAGCATTCACACAACCATTTTCCGTTCGGCTGTTTCCTGATGGTCATACGCTAGAGACTCTTAATCACTTTAACTGCGCGTCCGATGGCTTCAACATCATCAACGGAGCACTCATAGGATGCTTCATCTTGGTGAACCACAATCTTATTGCCTGGAACGCGGGCAATCTTGACGATGCTTTTTACCCCGTCGATATCAACAAGCCAGTAACCATTGCTGATCTGTTTCACGGATGTATCAACAACAAAACTTTCCGTTGCTGTTTTTACGAACAGAGAGTTTGACGAATCACCATCCAGCAGCCTGCTATCCAGCAAGATTTCATCATCTGATTGCAGTTCACCGTTCTTTAACTCGACATGTTTGATACTGGGAGCGACAATTTTAGAAAGTGGTCTTACCGTGACGAAGGTTTCGTTTTTGGGAATTTTTTCGTCACTGTTACCTGTATACATATCCCCTTGTCCGGTTGCCAACCAAAGCAGCGATATTCCGGTTTCCAGTGCGCACTGAATTACCCATTCAGCAGGGAAACTGTCTCTTAAGTATCTGTTTGCCATGGTGCTTTTTGATACTGAAAGGTGCTCGCAGAGCTGCTGGCGTGAGCTGAAATTGTAGGCCTTAATCAGCCTATTGATAGCATCACGTCCACCGCTATCGTTTCCTGCCTTGATTAAACTCATAATCAAACCCCTTGACGCATATAAAAAGTGATCCTAATATCCGCTCATGGTTTGAAAAGCAAAACCAGACCGCATAAAACGAGATAAAACGAAACCAAACTAAGAGATACTGCACTATGAGCACAGATATTTCAATTCGTGTACCAAAAGAGATGGCTACGCCCGCAGAGTTCGCCGAATGGGAAGGTATCTCCCGTGGGTCCGTTTATCAGAAAATCCATCATGGACAACTGGCTAAATACTTGGTCAAAAAAGATAAAAATAAGGGCCGTGTTAGCCTGCGCTATCTGATGTATAAGGCTGATCAGGTTCGCGAGTCCCTTGGTCATTCCAACTTCCGCATCATTGTTGGTCAGTAAGTTCGATTATGAGAACTTTCGAAGGGGCTAACATGTTTGATTATAAGATTTCCAAACATCCGCATTTTGACGAAGCCTGCCGCGCTTTCGCGCTGCGTCATAACATGGCGAAGCTTGCCGAACGCGCCGGGATGAACGTCCAGACACTGCGCAATAAGTTGAACCCGGATCAGCCTCATCAGCTCACGCCGCCGGAAATCTGGCTGCTTACCGATCTTACTGAGGACTCCACGCTGGTTGACGGCTTTCTGGCTCAGATTCACTGCCTGCCATGCGTACCGATGAACGAAGTGGCAAAAGAGAAGCTGCCGCATTACGTCATGAGCGCTACAGCTGAAATCGGACGTGTTGCCGCCGGTGCCGTATCGGGTGATGTGAAAACCACCGCAGGCCGCCGCGATGTTATCAGCAGCATTAACTCTGTAACTCGTCTGATGGCACTGGCTGCCGTTTCGATGCAGGCGCGTTTGCAGGCTAACCCGGCGATGGCAAGCGCGGTGGATACCGTGACGGGCCTCGGCGCTTCGTTTGGTCTGATCTGAGGTGATTATGCTGACTAAAGAACCTTCTTTCGCGTCACTTCTTGTAAAGCAAAGCCCGGCAATGCACTACGGTCACGGCTGGATCATGGGCAAGGATGGCAAACGCTGGCACCCGTGCCGCTCTCAGGATGAACTGCTGGCAGACCTGTCCACAACCAAACAGGGGAAATCATGGCTATTGAAGGCGCTACGGCGACTGTTCCATTAAGCCCCGGTGAACGCCTGGACGGACTAAACCATATTGCGGAATTGAGGGCTAAAGTGTTTGGTCTGAATATTGAGCCGGAGCTTGAAAGGTTTATTAAAGATATGCGCGATCCACGCGACGTAAATAATAAACAGAATGAGCGGGCACTGGCAGCCATTTTTTATATGGCAAAAATTCCGGCAGAACGTCACGGCGTCAATATTAGTGATCTGACTACTGACGAAAAGCGGGAACTGGTGAAAGCAATGAATCATTTTCGTGCAGTGGTGAGCTTATTTCCAAAGCGGCTAACCATGCCGAATTAATCCACAACAGAAATTAATGGCGTAAACCCGCCGGGCTTCTTATTGCCCAAATTCAGGAGAAACAACTATGCGAAATATTGAAACCCGTACCACTAAAACAGGACCAGATGATGCTGGACTCAACCTGCTGCTGACTGAGGCACGCAAAGAAGAACGCCGGGGACGCGCAGATGTGATGGCTGCGCGTCTGGATTCTTTAGCTGCCCGTATCGTGTCACGTCAGCTTAACCACACGGAAGCGGCTGAGCTGCTGCGTCAGGAAGCTGTGAAGATTCAGAACGAAGCGCAGGAGATCCACTGATGGCTGATTCAATGGACCTCGTACAGCAGCGCGTTGAAGAAGAACGCCAGCGCCACATCCACACCGCCCGCAATAAAGCACCGGGCGTTTCCCGTGTTCTCTGCATTGATTGTGATGCGCCGTTCCCGCCAGCTCGCCGCCGCGCCATTCCGGGCGTGCAGTGCTGCGTCACTTGTCAGGAAATCGCAGAGCTGAAAGGCAAACACTACAACGGGGGTGCTGTATGAGCACTATCCTGAAATGGGCGGGAAATAAAACCGCCATCATGCCGGAACTGATTAAGCACCTTCCTGCTGGCCCGCGACTGGTTGAACCTTTCGCGGGTTCATGCGCTGTAATGATGGCGACAGACTATCCTCATTATCTTGTCGCAGATATTAATCCTGATTTGATTAATCTTTATCTGATGATTCAGAAAGACCATGAGGCTGTCATTCAGATAGCTAGAGAGTTATTTAAAGATTTTAATTCGGATGTTCAGTATTACCGTGTCCGCCAGCATTTCAATTACTCCATTTCTAATGAAGTAGAAAAGGCAGCATATTTTCTATATTTAAATCGCCATGGCTATCGTGGCCTTTGCCGTTATAACCAGAAGGGTGAATATAACAATCCATACGGACATTATAAAAAACCGTACTTCCCTGAAAATGAAATACGCACTTTTGCCGTGAAAGCTAAACGTGCAATGTTTATTTGTGCCAGCTTTGAGGAAACACTGGCGCTGCTGCAGGCTGGTGATGTTGTTTATTGTGATCCGCCATACGATGGCACATTTAGCGGTTATCACACTGCCGGTTTTACAGAGGACGACCAGTATCATCTGGCGTCTATTCTTGAGCGCCGGTCATCAGAAGGTCATCCGGTTATCGTGTCCAACAGCGACACGTCTTTGGCCCGTTCTATTTATCGTAACTTTACCCGCCATCGTATCACTGCAAAGCGCAGCATGGGTGTGGCTGCCGGTGATGGTAAATCTGCAGCAGAAATCATCGCCACAAAATCAGCAGGCTGGTTTGGTGTCGATTTGGCGTCCGGTCCAGATATCTCGGTGGAAACTGAGGTGCGGGCGTGGCAGTGAGTAAATTCACATTACATAATGCACCAACCACCGGCGGCTCGAATGAGGCCGCCGTGGCCTTTTCATGGAATAACCCCAAAAAAGCGGTTAACCCATATCTGGACCCGGCGGAAGTCGCGCCGGAGACTGCGCTTTCAAACCTGATCGCTCTTTACGCTGCGGATAACGAGCAGGAGCAGCTGCGCCGTGAGGCGCTGAGCGATGAGGTCTGGGAACGCTATTTCTTCAATGAATCCCGTGATCCTGTCCAGCGCGAAATGGAGCAGGACCGGCTGATTAGTCGTGCCAAAATGGCGCGAGAGCAGCAGCGTTTTAATCCCGATTTGGTCATTCTGGCTGACGTTAACGCCATGCCGCACCACATCAGCAAGCCTTTGCTGGAACGGATTAAATATTTCCATAGCCTGGGCAGAGAAAAGGCTTATTCCCGCTACCTGCGTGAAACCATCAGGCCCTGTCTTGAGCGGCTGGAGAGCGTGCGTGACAACCAGGTGTCTGCATCTTTCCGGTTCATGGCGAGCCATGATGGGCTGGAGGGGCTGCTGGTACTGCCTGAAATGAATCAGGATCAGGTTAAGCGCCTTTCCACACTGGTTGCGGCACATATGAGTATGTGTCTTGATGCGGCCTGCGGTGATCTGTTTGTCAGTGACGATGTTAAACCAGAAGAAATCCGCCAGGCATGGGAATGGGTTGCTGCAGAAGCCATGCGCCTTGAGGTCATCCCGCCTGCCTTTGAGCAGTTGCGCCGCAAAAAGCGCCGCCGCAAGCCGGTGCCTTATGAACTGATCCCACCGTCTCTGGCGCGTATGCTGTGCGCGGACTGGTGGTATCGCAAACTGTGGCAGATGCGCTGCGAGTGGCGGGAGGAACAGCTGCGTGCCGTCTGCCTGGTCAACAAAAAAGCGTCCCCGTATGTCAGCTATGAAGCCGTGATCCGCAAACGCGAGCAGCGCCGCAAATCGCTGGAGTTCTTCCGTTCGCATGAGCTGGTCAACGAAGACGGCGACACGCTGGACATGGAAGATGTGGTGAACGCCAGCAACAGCAACCCGGCACACCGCCGTAATGAAATGATGGCCTGTGTTAAGGGACTGGAGCTGATAGCGGAAATGCGCGGAGACTGCGCGGTGTTTTATACCATCACCTGCCCGTCACGCTTCCACGCAACCCTCAACAACGGCAGACCTAATCCGAAGTGGACCAGTGCCACTGTCCGGCAGAGCAGTGACTATCTGGTTGATACGTTCGCTGCTTTCCGCAAGGCAATGCACAAGGCCGGGCTGCGCTGGTATGGCGTCCGCGTTGCAGAGCCGCACCATGACGGCACCGTGCACTGGCATCTTCTGTGCTTTATGCGCAAAAAAGACCGTCGTTCCATCACCGCGCTGCTGCGTAAGTTTGCCGTCCGTGAAGACCGCGAGGAGCTGGGCACCAATACCGGGCCGCGCTTCAAGTCCGAGCTAATCAACCCGCGCAAGGGCACGCCGACTAGCTATATCGCCAAATACATCAGCAAGAACATCGACGGGCGCGGGCTGGCTAAAGAAATCAGCAAAGAAACCGGCAGATCACTGCGTGACAGCGCCGAGCATGTCAGCGCCTGGGCGTCGCTGCACCGTGTCCAGCAATTTCGTTTCTTTGGTATTCCGGGGCGTCAGGCATACCGCGAGCTGCGCTTGCTGGCAGGTCAGGCGGCGAGAGTACAGGGCGAACACAAAGCGGGTGCGCCGGTACTGGATAATCCGCGTCTGGATGCGGTACTGGCAGCTGCGGACGCAGGTTGCTTTGCCACCTACATCATGAAACAGGGCGGTGTACTGGTTCCCCGCAAACATCACCTTGTCCGCACGGCTTATGAGCTTAACGACGAACCGAGCGCCTACGGCGATCACGGTATCCGTATCTATGGCATCTGGTCCCCGATTGTAGAGGGCAAGATTTGCACGCACGCGGTGAAGTGGAAAAAGGTTCGCAAGGCCGTTGACGTTCAGGAGGCGGCAGCCGACCAGGGCGCTTCCGCCCCTTGGACTCGTGGCAATAACTGTCCCCCTGTTGAAAATCTGAACAAATCAGGGGGTGATTTACCCGATATTAAAACCATGGATGAGAAGGAGCTGCAGGAATATCTCCACAACATGGGCCAGAAGGAACGGCGGGAGCTGACAGCCAGGTTGAGGCTGGTAAAACCGAAGCGGAAAAAAGCATACATACAGAGTATTTCGGAGCAGCAGTGCCTGCAGCTTGAGGCAGAACTGACTGCCAGAGGGTTTGAAGGTAGTGCATCTGAGATTGATTTGCTTCTGCGTGGTGGCAGTATTCCGTCAGGTGCCGGGCTTCGTATTTTTTACCGCAACTACCGCCTGCAGGAAGATGACAAATGGCGTCAGTGGTACAGCTGATGCTGGTTTAACAATTTGTGCTTTATTGATTAGCATCAGATCATCCAATTGACTGACAAAAAACAGTTTTACTTTTGATAGTTACTACTATACTGTAATTATAAGCAGTGGATATATATACAGTTATTGTGTGTCTGAGGTAGTGATAGGAGGGAAAATGCAGGATTATCTTTTGGAGTCGTTGAAGCTCCAGCGCATTGATTTTTTTATCAAGCTTGTAGCGGCTAGTGAGTGCAGCGACGAAGAAAAGCGGCTGGCTATCCAGTGGGTGTCCGAACTGACCGACGAGCTGATGGCGAAAATCCGCAGTCATGAATACAGCCGGTCGATGGACGTAACCAGTTAAGGGTAATCTGTATGCGCATTGAAATAATGATCGATAAAGAGCAGAAGATTAGCCAGGCTACACTGGACGCCCTTGAATCCGAGCTTTACCGTAATTTGCGCCCTCTGTATCCCAAAACAGCAATTCGTATCCGCAAGGGGAGCGCCAACGGCGTTGAGCTGAGCGGGTTAAAACTGGATGTAGATAAAAAGCGAGTGATGGAAATTATGCAGCAGGTCTGGGAGGACGACAGTTGGCTGCATTAGCGAACGTTGCGGACGATAAAACTGGCTTTTACCGTCCGCAAGGTTGAACAACGAGCTGGCGAGGCGTTAGTTGATATAATCATCATAGGCCTCTCGAAGTTTTAAGGTAAGGTTATGACAGCTATTAACAAGCATGGATTATCTAGAACAATTCCTGAATCTGTAAAACTGGAAGTAAGGCAGCGTTGTGGGTTCGGCTGTGTTGTTTGTGCTTCTCCCATTGTTGAATATGAACATGTAATTCCCACATACGCTGATGCGAAAGAACACTCTCCAGAGGCAATAGTGTTACTTTGCCCTACGTGCCATGCAAAAGTAACTAAGCGTCTTTACTCAAAAGAAAAAATAATTAAAGCAATGCAATCTCCTGCGGCATTACAAAAAGGGAAGGTTGTCGATATATTAGATTTCTCGGATAGGCATCCAATAATAATATTCGGTGGTTCGACCTTTGAAGATTGTTCCGTACCGATAATGTTTAAAAATGAGCCATTGTTAACTATTGGAAAAGAGAATAATGCCTTTCTTATCTCGGGTAGATTCTATGACAGTCAAGGCGTTGTTAATCTTGAGTTAATTAGGAATGAATGGATTTGTAGTGCAAAGCATTGGGATGTTCAGGTTGTTGGCCCAAGAATAACTATTATAGAAAAAAAGAAAGGTCCTCGTTTAATTATCAAAGTTGATGCTCCTGAGAGACTGATTGTGGAGAGATTAGATATGTTGGTTAAGGGTACAAGGATTGTCGGCGATGAGCACAAGCTAAGAATAGGTCCACATCAATTTCAGGACTGTGGAATATCAAATTGCAATATAGGTTTCTGTTTTGGCTAACCAGAGATTGAAAAAGATCGTTTCGATAAGTTAAGTTTTTCGCACATTTTTTTCAGCGCATGACTATGCCGCATGAAATCGCATGATCGTTTGAGGATCGTTCTTGCTTAGGCCCGCCAGAACCGGCGAGCTTCTGCTTATGTCATGCAGGTGCATGAAAACCACTACACAAAGCGGGCAGGCGTGGCGGGGATACGAGCGCGCGCTGAGGTAGTACTTTTATGTAAAAATCAATAGTATCATCGTTTACATGACCATGTCTTTGTCGTAATTTGAGGGTTTCACACAGCGAAGGGATGAACTGCATGACACTTAAGTATGAGAAATTTCAGGATGTTAATCTCCAAGATCCGTTTTTCGATTCTTTGAAGCAAGATTACCCCGGTTTTGATAATTGGTTCGTGAGCAAAGGAACTGCTGAGGCTTATGTTTCCTATAATGATGAGAATATGATTGACGGTTTTTTATATCTTAAACTTGAAAATGAAGCGATAGACGATACGATTCCAGTCTATCCGCTTCGCCTTAGGGTCAAGTGTGGCACCTTTAAAATTGATGCCCATGGGACCAAGCTTGGTGAGCGTTTCGTTAGAAAAATATTTGATTTTGCTTTAACGCATGACGTGAATGAGATCTATGTAACGATATTCGATAAGCACCAGGGATTAATTAGTCTCTTGACTCGCTACGGGTTTAGATTATGTGCAAGGAAAAATGCTCAAACTATTAATGGGCGAGAAGGCGTTTACTTTAAAGATTTTCAATGGAGAGATTAGTTATGTCATTTATCAACTATCCATTAATTAGGATGAATAATAGAAATTTTTTATTGAGTATTTATCCGCAATGGCATACCCGGCTTTTCCCTGAGTCGATACTAAATAATGAGGATGACTCTCTAATAAAAGATGTTTCTCATTCAAACAGTATTCATAAGGTATATTTAACATCAATGCGAGGTATCGATGGACTTCGTAATGGTGACAATATTTTGATATACCGGACTACGGATAATCAAGGCCCGGCGGCATTTCGTTCCGTTGCTACATCAGTTTGTGTTGTCGAAGAGTATAGAAATATACGAGAGTTTCCATCTCTCCAGGATTTTAAAAATTATTGTGGCCCACTTAGTGTTTTTACTGATGCTGAGTTGGCAAGTTTGTATGCTAGGAAAAATTATCCTCATATTATTAAATTCTCCTATAATTTCCCACTAAAAAGGCGTATCATTCGAAGAGATTTAATGACTATCACCGGTTATACGGATGAAGATTATTGGGGTTTTATGCGGTTGAGTGATGCTCACTTAAGAGCAATACTTCAGGCTGGAGGAGTAAATGAAAGTCTTATTGTCAATTAAACCTGAGTTTGCTGAGTCTATTCTCGAAGGTGAGAAAAGATTCGAGTTCAGAAAAACAATCTTTAGAAATAAAGATGTTAAGACGGTTGTCATTTACGCGACGATGCCAGTTGGAAAAGTAATCGGTGAGTTTGATATCGCTGAAATTTTATCATCTGAGCCTTCCGATTTGTGGAAAGCTACTAAGAAATATGCGGGCATAACACGTTGTTTTTTTGACGAGTATTTCGCGGAAAAAAATAAGGCATTCGCGATAGTGGTTAAAGATCCGAAGCGTTATGATAAGCCACTGCATCTTTCAGAATTGCTTCCTGGGGCGGTGCCACCGCAGTCCTTTAGATATATCTAAAAGAAAGGCAGGTGCTAAACACCTGCTTTGAATTTTTGAATGGAGAGCTTAAATTCATCAGCACTAGGTTCTTTCAAAATGCATAAAGGTATATTTAATGATGTGCAAATTTTTTGTGCGTTTGCATTCTCAAATGACCGTAGTTTTTCAGGCGAATAAGTAAGTTCAGCACCTCGTGATTTGAAGCGATCCTCTATCTTCGAGTTATCACATTCAATTAGAATAACTGCATCGAGTTTCATCTCTGAGAAAACTTCTTCGGATAGTTCAATGAGTTCGTTTTGTTTGTCAATTAAAACAAAATGACCATCAAGCAATAAGTCAACGTTTAAGTTTCTAATTTTATCTAATTGCTGCAACAAAATGATTTGGTTATCAATGGGAGATGCGGTTTTTTTATCTCCCCCCCAGTTCTGTGCCTTTCCTTCTGAAATTAATTGGCTTGCGCTTCGATGTATACAATCGTTATCCGCAACATAGGCATTACATAATGTACTTTTACCTACTGCATGGGCTCCTGCAATAAAAAATATCATCAAAAATTCCTTTTGGTGGCAAACTTGTGTTTGTAGTAGTATCATATCTCTAGTTCAAAAGGCAACCACTCAGATTCTTAATGTTATGAAATATAAGGCGCTTTCAATCGTTTATCCTGCAGTCGAAAATATCCTTAATGGTACGAAGGATGTGGAGATTCGGTCTTGGATGCCCTCATCTCTCCCTATGCAGGATCTCATATTGGTCGAAAATCGTCGTTATCTAAACGACGGTGAAATTGATACTCATGCCCATGCCCGTGCGATGGTAGATATTTTGAGTGTTAGAGAATGGACCTATGAGGATTATTTAAATCAGCCGGAAACAGTTACAATAGGCCGGGCGTGGAAGCCGGGCTATTATATATGGTTGATTGGTAATGTTCGAAAAATAAAAAATGAAATTCTTTGTGATGCCAAGAAAGGTATTTATGAAATAGATGCTTAACTTAAAGCCGCATAAGCGGCTTACGTTATTAATATAATGTGTATTCCTCAAAACTTATAATTTCTTCTCCTATCCAGCCGTTGATCTCTTTTATCCTCACTTGTAAGGGGATTAGTTCATTACGCACAAATACGTGGCTGGCCTTCTCCACATCCCCAAAACCCCCAACATTGCTCGGCATGATCCCCATCATTTGCGGTGGAACGCGGTGCGCTGCCATCATGTCATCGCGACTCACGTTTTTGATATTCAGAAACTCATCCTTTGCCGCAACCTCTGACAATGGGATGATCTGGATGCCGTCCTTTTTGCCGTTGGGCGAGTACATAAACAGGTTGCGGAAATTACCTGGCCCTTTGGCGCTTTTCATGGCCTGGCGGATGTTGTTCACGTCCTCCTGGTTCTGCGCGGCGTCAGTCATATACATGATGAAGCCTGCGTGGCTGCCGTTGATGTAGTACTTACGGCGGAACAGCGTGGCGGATTCATTCAGCAGGGCTGAAGGGATGGCGGACAGGTACTCCGGCAGGCCGTAAATCTCCTGGTTTAAATCCGGCTCCATCAGGTGAAAAATGCTGCCTCTGGTGAACTCATACGGCTGGGTGGTCATGCCGTACTGCACAAACCAGTAGGTATCCAGATCCACGCCGCGCCGGGTGTACTTCGCCAGCGATGGCTCCAGCGACAGAATACCGCCGAGGCGGTTCGTCCGTTTTTCCAGATAGGCATTACCAAACACCAGATAGTCCTGTACAAAGCGGCTGAATGCCTGCTGACTCAGCAGCGGGTGCGGGATAAACGTACTGGTCAGGATGTTGCGCTTAACGGCAATCGGTGAGCTGTGATGCACGGCGGCGCGGTAGGTGCGGGCAAGTCCGTCAAAACTGACCGGCGGCTCATACCAGCGGTCCATCTGCACGCATTCCACATAATCAAGAAGTTCACGCCGGTCCAGAACGGGGATCGGATCACCAAAACTGAATGCTTCTGCTGTCGCCGCTTTATTTGGCAGTTTCTCAGGTTCAATTGTGCCCAGGTTGGCGGCCTCGTTTTGTTCACTCATCAAAAAATCTCCACAATATTGCTGGTATTGGCGGATTCGCCCTGCAGCGGTTCGTTAAACAGTGCGTGCATAGTCGCCCAGGCCAAATCTGCGTGACTGGCTTCTTCGCTGCGGCTGGCTTCGTAGGTAGGGCGGTTACCGCTGGCGGTGGTGGCCCGGCGGATAGCCATAAAGGACTGCGCAATGTCGGTGTGTCCCGCGTCAAACTCCAGACGGCGGTGGCTGATAATGTCGTATGCCTTGAGCACCAGGGCATTTTTGACGTTGGGGTTGTAGACAAACTCCCGCACGGCAGGAAAGAACGCTTTCACGTTTTCGTAGACACCGTGACCGACGCCGGTCGAGTCGATGCCGATATAGGTCACGTTGTACTGCTGCGTCAGTTTTTTAATGGCGTCAGCCTGGGCGCGGAAGTCCATCCCGCGCCACTGGTGTCGCTCCAGAATGCGGAACTTGCCGCCCGGTACGGTTGGCGGTGCCACCACCACGCACCCGGCGCTGTCACCGTTCTGCGTGCCTTTCGCCGGGTCGTATCCGATCCAGACTTCGCGCCAGCCAAACGGGCGCAGCGCCAGCGCCTGAAAATCGGTCCAGACTTCCCAACTGTCCACCATGCACGCCTGCAGTTCGCTGAGCGGGAATACTGACGCCAGATCGTCAATAAATTCGCACATCAGCAGGTTCTGGTACTCGTCCGGGCTGTACTCCATGCGCAGCTGGTCGAGGTCGAACAGGTTACAGCCGCCGCGTACCGCATCCTCCACGGTGACGATCTGGCGGTACTGTCCGTCAGGGCAGAGCACGCCGCGCGCAAGGTTACTGTGGGTCAGGTCAATATCCACCTTGTCCGCTTTGGCGCGGCCCCGGTTAAACAGTGCGCCGGACCAGAACGGATAGGCACTGTGGGTCAGGCTGGAGGGCGTGGAAAAGTACGTTTGTCGCCATTTCTTGTGAATGGCCATGCCGGAGGCAACCTTGCGCAGCTCCTGGAATTTCGGTATCCAGAAATATTCATCAAGGTACAGATTGCCGTGGTAACTCTGCGCCGTGCGGGCGTTGGTGCCGAGGAAGTACAGGCACGCGCCGTTGCTGAGCGTCATCGGGTCGCCTTTCAGCTCAACATCCACCTCTTTTGCAAAGTCGATGATGTACTGCTTAAAGACGTGCGCCTGCGCCTTACTGGCTGAGAGGAAAATCTGGTTTCGCCCGGTGGTAATGGCGTCAATCAGTGCTTCACGGGCAAAAAAGAAGGTCGCGCCAATCTGGCGGGACTTGAGCAGGTTACGGATGCGGTGACGGTTGCCCGCCTCCCACCAGTAGCGCTGATAGGCAAACATCGAGCTGTGGAAAATCTCCTGCAGCTTTTCGGTTTGCTCGTCGCTGAAGACGTTCTTTTCCGGTGGCTTGCGCGGGCCTTTGTTGCGGTTAGCAACTTTTGGGTTTAAGTCAGCTTCGTTGCCGCCGTCGTTGAATTTTCCGATTCGGGCGTGGCGCTCTGACTGGCGCGCCAGCAGGTCAATTTCCTTGAAGTCTTTCCCTTCTTTCTGCTCCTTCATAATGAGCTGGCAGTAACGTGCGGCGGTGGTGAGCCGCATCTGATCCAGCGGCCCATAGTCGCCCCATTTGTCGCGCTTCTTCCAGCTGTGAACGGTTGCAACTTTCTCGCCCAGCATTTCAGCAATGCGGGCTACGCGGTATCCCTGAAAGTACAGCAGCATGGCCTGCCGACGGGGATCGAGGTCTGCGGGGGTCAGTGTCGTGTTCATGGCCCAAACATACGGCCTTGCCTGACGGCTTTCCCCGGCTGCGGTTTGTGTGGTTTACCGTACAAGTGCCGCGCGTTGTTTCACTCCCCCCATCACCGCAAACATAAGGCTCCAGTAAGTTATTTCTAACGGAGCACGGCTCATGACAGTGAAAGCAAAGCGTTTCCGTATCGGGGTGGAAGGTGCCACCACTGACGGGCGCGAAATCCAGCGTGAATGGCTGGTACAGATGGCTGCCAGCTACAACCCGACGGTTTATACCGCGCTGATTAACCTTGAGCACATCAAGTCTTATCTGCCGGACAGCACCTTTAACCGCTACGGCAGGGTGACGGGGCTGGTTGCAGAAGAAATCAAGGACGGGCCGCTGGCGGGCAAGATGGCGCTTTATGCCGATATCGAACCTACGGACGCCCTGGTGGAACTGGTGAAGAAAGGCCAGAAGCTTTTCACCTCCATGGAGGTCAACACGAAGTTTGCCGACACCGGCAAAGCCTACCTTGTGGGGCTGGGTGCGACGGACGATCCGGCGAGCCTTGGCACCGAAATACTGGCATTCAGCGCCAGCGCCGCGCATAACCCGCTGGCGAACCGTAAGCAGAACCCTGAAAACCTGTTTTCGGAAGCGGTTGAAACGCTGATTGAACTGGAAGAAGCCCAGGACGAAAAGCCGTCCCTCTTTGCCCGCGTCACCGCGCTGTTCACCAAAAAAGAGCAGACCGATGAGGCGCGTTTCTCCGATGTGCATAAAGCCGTGGAACTGGTCGTCACCGAGCAGCAGAACCTGAGCGAACGCACTGATAAATCCCTGTCCGAACAGGACAAGCGCCTTTCTGAGCTGGAGTCCTCCCTGCAGGAGCAGCAGACCGCCTTTGCTGAGCTTGAGAAAAAGCTGAGCAGCGAAGACAGCCGTAAAGACTACCGCCAGCGCGCGCCGGGCGGTGACGCACCGGCAGGCACCCTGACCAATTGCTGATGGAGCATAAAACCCGATGAAAAAGAAAACCCGCTTTGCCTTTAACGCTTACCTGCAGCAGCTGGCGCGCCTGAACGGTGTGGAGATTGAAGAACTCTCCAGCAAGTTCACCGTGGAGCCGTCTGTGCAGCAGACGCTGGAAGACCAGATCCAGCAGTCCGCCGCTTTCCTGACGCTGATTAACATCACGCCGGTCACTGAGCAGTCCGGGCAGTTGCTGGGGCTGGGCGTTGGCAGCACCATTGCCGGAACCACCGATACCACCACCAAAGAGCGCGAGCCTACCGATCCGACGCTGATGGAAGACGTGGAATACAAATGTGAACAGACCAACTTTGACACGGTGCTGACCTACGCAAAACTGGACATGTGGGCGAAGTTCCAGGACTTCCAGGTGCGTATCCGCAACGCCATCGTCAAGCGTCAGGCGCTGGACCGCATCATGATCGGCTTTAACGGCGTGAAGCGTGCCAAAACCTCCAACCGTGCTGAAAACCCGCTGCTGCAGGACGTCAATAAAGGCTGGCTGCAGAAAATCCGCGAAGACGCGCCGGATCACGTCATGGGCAGCACCACAAAAGACGGTGCAACGACTGCAGGCGCGGTCAAAGTGGGCAAGGGCGGCGACTATGCCAACCTGGACGCCGTGGTGATGGATGCAGTCAACGAGCTGATCGACGCGGTTTATCAGGATGATGACGATCTGGTTGTCGTCTGCGGACGTGAACTGCTGTCTGACAAGTATTTCCCGCTGGTCAACAAAGAGCAGGACAACAGCGAGAAAATCGCCGCTGAACTGATCATCAGCCAGAAACGTATGGGCGGCCTGCAGGCCGTGCGTGCGCCTTACTTCCCGGCAAATGCCCTGCTGATCACCCGTCTGGATAACCTGTCCATCTACTGGCAGGAAGATACCCGCCGCCGTTCTGTTATCGACAACCCGAAACGTGACCGGATTGAAAACTTTGAGTCCGTCAACGAGGCGTATGTGGTCGAGGACTACCGCTGCGCGGCGCTGGTTGAAAACATCGAAATCGGTGATTTCAGCGCACCTGCGGCACCGGAAGGTGGGGAATAACGCATGAGCCTGAGTCCTGCACGGCAGCACCGCCTGCGCATTCAGGCCGAACAGGCCGCCCGTGAGGGTGGCAGTGTTCGCCATGCGTCGGGCTATGACCTGATGCTGCTGCAGCTGGCAGAAGACCGTCGCCGCCTCAAGGGCGTCCAGTCCACGGTGAAAAAGGCGGAAATCAAGGTGGAACTGCTGCCGAAATATTCCGCCTGGGCGGAGGGCGTGCTGACAGCCGGAGGTGCGCAGCAGGATGACGTGCTGATGTACGTGATGCTGTGGCGTATCGATGCTGGTGATTATGCCGGTGCGCTCGAAATCGGGCGTCATGCGCTGCGCCATGGCTGGGTGATGCCGCTGGGCAACCGTAACGTGCAGACCGTGCTGGCAGAAGAAATGGCAGACGCGGCGCAAAGCGCTCTGCTAGCCGCAGTCGGTTTTGATGCCGATCTGCTTTTGCAGACGCTGGACCTGACAACCGATCTGGATATGCCGGACCAGTCGCGGGCGCGTCTGCATAAAGCCATCGGCGCTGTACTGAGCGAAAGCAACCCGGCATCTGCCCTGAATCACCTTACCCATGCGCTGCAGCTCGATCCCCGCTGTGGCGTGAAAAAAGAAAAGCAGCAGCTGGAGCGCAGACTGCGCAATGACAGCCGCTAAAGAACGTGCCCCGCGCACGGGCGGCACGGGGTGGCGAAAGGCACTGCCACAACAAAACCCCGTCCACCGCCCACTTATTCAGGAGAAAGCCGCATGAAGTTTGTTGCGCCCGAACAGGCACCGGAGCAGGCGGAGGTCATCAAAAATACGCCGTTCTGGCCTGATGTGGACCTGTCGGAATTTCGCAGTGTGATGCGCACTGACGGCACGGTGACGCAGCCGCGTTTAAAGCAGGTCGTGCTGACGGCGATCTCTGAGGTTAACGCTGAGCTGTACGACTTTCGCAACCGTCAGCAAATGCTGGGCTGGCGGACACTTGCTGAGGTTCCCGCAGAAATGCTGGACGGCAAAAGCAAGCGTATCCGGCATTACCACAATGCCGTTTTTTGCTGGGCGCGCGCCGTGCTCAATGAGCGTTATCAGGACTATGACGCCACGGCGTCAGGCGTGAAGCGAGGAGAGGAGCTGGCGGAGGCCAGCGGCGATCTGTGGCGTGATGCCCGCTGGGCTATCAGCCGGGTGCAGGATGCACCGCACTGTACGGTGGAGCTTATCTGATGAAAGTGCGTGCGCATCAGTATGACACGGTGGACGCGCTTTGCTGGCGTCATTACGGGCGCACGCAGGGTGTCACTGAGCAGGTTCTGCAGGCAAATCCGGGGCTGGCTGAGTACGGCCCCTTTTTACCGCACGGGCTGCAGGTGGAGCTGCCGGACATTACGGCGTCAACCACGGCGCAGACCGTCCAGCTATGGGACTGAATTATGACGCTTGAACGAATCAGCGCCTTTATCACTTACTGCATCGCTGTGCTGCTGGCATGGCTGGGCGATCTGTCGCTCAAGGATGCGTCAACGGTTGGCGGCGTACTGATTGGTGTGCTGATGCTGGCTATCAACTGGTACTACAAACACCAGTCTTTCAAATTGTTACGTGGCGGCAAAATTTCGCGGGGGGAATATGAATCCTTCAATCGTTAAGCGCTGCCTTGTCGGGGCGGTGCTGGCTATCGCCGCCACGCTGCCCGGTTTCCAGTCGCTTCATACCTCCGTCGAGGGGCTGAAACTGATTGCCGATTACGAGGGATGCCGCCTGCAGCCTTATCAGTGCAGCGCGGGCGTATGGACCGACGGGATCGGCAATACGTCCGGTGTGGTGCCGGGAAAAACCATCACGGAGCGGCAGGCTGCGCAGGGACTTATCACCAATGTGCTGCGCGTGGAGCGGGCGCTGGATAAATGTGTGGTGCAGCCGATGCCGCAAAAGGTCTATGACGCGGTGGTGTCGTTTGCTTTCAACGTGGGCACCGGCAATGCCTGCAGCTCCACGCTGGTTAAGTTGCTGAACCAGCGGCGCTGGGCGGATGCCTGCCATCAGTTGCCGCGCTGGGTATATGTCAAAGGTGTGTTTAATCAGGGGCTGGACAACCGCCGCGCGCGGGAAATGGCCTGGTGCTTAAAAGGAGTATAGCGAAATGAAATGGTTAAAAAGTTACTGGCTGCCGCTTTCAGTTCTGGCGCTTCTTGTGATGGTTGATGTGAATTTCCCCGCATCTCATGCGCTTTTTCCACTGGCGCTGATTATGTGGTTTGAGTATGCCGCATTTTCACTGGTCTGTTTTGCTGGGTTGTACTCCTGCACGCTGACGGGGAGTGACCGGCTACGCGTCCGTCAGCTGCTGAGCAGGGTGCTGGGGCTAATGGAAAAAGTACCTCTCGCCTGGTATCAGCGCCTCGTTCTTGCCTTTGTCATGTTGCTTGCCGGATGGAAGCTCACGGGGATGGTTTGTGTTTTTACAGTTGCCATGAGTTTAGCAATTAAAGATGAGCTAAAGGCATTGCGGGAATGAATCGTTTACTGGCAGTGGTTCTGGCGCTGGCACTTGCAGCGCTGGGCTGGCAGTCGTGGCGGCTAAACAATGCCAGCCACACCATCGAAACGCAGGGTGCGGAGCTGAAAAGCAAAGCGCAGGAGCTGACGAAGAAAAACAGCCAGCTGATCGGCCTGTCCATTCTGACCGAAACCAACAGCCGGGCGCAGACGCGGCTTTATGCGGCAGCGGAACAGACCACCACACTGCTGCGAAGCCGTCAGCGCCGTATAGAGGAATTGAAACGTGAAAACGAGGATTTGCGCCGCTGGGCTGACACTCCTTTGCCTGCTGACATTATCCGGCTGCGGGAGCGTCCGGCCCTCGCCGGAGGTGCAGCTTACCGTGAGTGGCTGTCCCAGAGTGACGCAGTGCCGCCTGGAAAGGTCAGCGCCGCGCAGTAACGGTGATCTGAATGCGGCGCTGGATGAAACCGAGGCCGCCTGGGCGGTCTGTGCTGACAAAGTAGACACGATTATTGCGTGTCAGGAGCGAGGCAGTGAACAAACCGCAGTCCTTACGCAGCGCCCTGAATAAAGCGGTTACCTATGTCCGCGACAACCCGGACAAGCTGCACCTTTTCGTTGATAACGGCTCACTGGTGGCAACCGGAGCCAGCTCCATGTCATGGGAATACCGCTACACCCTGAACGTGGTGATCGAGGATTTCAGCGGTGATCAGAATCTGCTGATGGCTCCTGTGCTGCTGTGGCTAAGTGACAACCAGCCGGATGCTATCAATAACCCGGATCTGCGCGAAAAACTGTTCACCTTTGAAGTGGATATTCTGCGCAACGATGTGTGCGATATCAGCCTGAACCTGCAACTGACGGAGCGCGTGCTGGTCAGCACCGACGGCGGGATCTCAACGGTTGAGGCAGAGCCAGAACCCGACGAGCCAGAGGAAATGTGGACGGTGAAACGTGGATAATCTGCATAAGGTGGATGAGTGGCTGGCGGCACTGCTGGTGAATCTGGAGCCTGCCGCACGCCAGCGTATGATGCGCGAACTGGCGCAGGAATTACGCCGGAACCAGCAAAACAATATCAGGCTACAGCGTAATCCTGACGGAAGCGGCTACGAGCCGCGAAAGGTCACTGCCCGAACCAAAAAGGGGCGCATCAAGCGGCAGATGTTCTCGAAACTGCGTACGGCGAAATACCTGAAAACTGCAGCCAGCTCGGATTCAGCCAGCGTGCAGTTTGCAAGTGGAGTGCAGCGGATTGTGCGGGTGCATCACTACGGCTTACGTGATCGTGTAAGCCGTAAGGGGCCGGAAGTGCGTTATTCCGAGCGCCACTTGTTAGGAGTCAATAATGAGGTGGAAATCATTATACGTGATAATGTTTTTAACTGGTTAAGTTCTAATTCGAGTCTTTAGTGTTCTTTCTTGTAACGCCGACAGCTTCAATTAATCCCATGATTATCTTTTCTTGTGGTGGTAGTGGCGTTTTATCAAATCCTATAGTGTGATTTCGAAGGGTTTCTAAATTATTTCTAAACTCTTCTGGATGACCTTTACTTAATAGGAAAGCAATCTTTTGATTGTCATAGTCAGTGCCAAGTTGCATATGATATTTAATGAATACGATAGCAACACGCATAACATATCCAATAAAGATAAGTATAGAGAAGCTGACTATAATGGAAGTGACTGAATCGGCGATTTTTTCGGATGTATCTTTTCTGAAGAAAACGAGGTCGCTAGGTTGAAAAGGTTTTCTGGATACTTTGTTTTGGTCATCATGAATTGGTTTAGGATTTTCTGATATGGCAAGTTCATCAAAGAATTTTTGCATGTTTTCATTAAGCACTCTCGCTGACTCAACTTTATCTTTGTCTAAAACTCCAGTGATAAATCTACTAACAGCATTGTCACTATTTGCTTTCATTGATACTACTCCAGCAATAACTATAATCATGGAGATGAACATAATATAAACGAAACTAAGAGTGACGATTTTGGTAAATTTTGCGCGTTTCTCTAATGCCAGCAGTGTGTGTTGAAAATCTTTATCTTCAATATCCATCTTATCCTTTTCCCAGTGAACATTGTGTCATGCAGCACACAATTTACCTCATCTATCGTAAAAGTCGACAAATCGACATCCTAAGTGAATGAACGCACAACTGACCGAAATCATGCGCCTTATCACCAACCTGATCCGCACCGGCACCGTGACTGAAGTGGATCGGGAAAACTGGCTGTGCCGGGTGAAGGTGGGCGAGCTTGAAACCAACTGGATTAACTGGCTGACGCTGCGTGCAGGTGGTGCCCGTACATGGTGGTGCCCGTCGCCGGATGAGCAGGTGGTGGTGCTGAGCATGGGCGGCAACCTGGAAACTGCTTTTGTGTTGCCTGCCATCTACTCCAATCAGTTTGCACCACCATCGGATTCGGTGGACGGCTGCGTGACGGAGTACCCGGACGGGGGCTGGTTTGAGTATGAACCCGCCACCGGGCGGTGGTATGTCAGGGGCATCAAATCCATGGTGATCGAGGCGGCGGACAATATCACTCTCAAAACCGGTGAGTTTGTGGTGGAGGCTGACACCACGCGCATTAACAGCGAGGTGGTAATCAATGGTGGCGTCACCCAGGGCGGCGGCGCGATGAGTTCCAACGGGATCGTGGTGGATGACCATGAGCATACCGGTGTTGCGAAAGGTGGTGCCAATACTGGAGGTCCGGTATGACGCTGTACATCGGCATGAACCAGAAAGACGGGCAGAGCATTACAGACACTGACCATCTGCGCCAGTCAGTGCGGGATATTCTGCTGACACCGCAGGGCAGCAGGATTGCCCGCAGGGAGTACGGTTCCCTGCTGTCTGCCCTGATTGACCAGCCGCAGAACCCGGCGCTGCGCCTGCAGGTCATGTCTGCGGTCTATGTGGCCCTGAGTCGCTGGGAGCCACGGCTTACGCTGGATTCTATCACCATCAGCAGCAATTTTGACGGCTCCATGGTGGTTGAGCTTACCGGGCAGCGCAACAACGGCGCGCCGGTTTCCCTTTCGGTATCAACAGGAGCAGAAAATGGCAGTAATTGACCTTTCCCAACTGCCCGCGCCGCAGATAGTGGACATGCCGGATTTTGAGGCACTGCTGGCTGAGCGCAAGGCCGCTTTTGTGGCGCTCTATCCGGCAGATGAGCAGGACGCGGTGCGGCGCACGCTGGCGCTGGAATCTGAACCCGTTACCAAACTGCTGCAGGAAAGCACCTACCGAGAAATCCTGCTGCGCCAGCGTATCAACGAGGCTGCGCAGGCGGTGATGGTCGCCTATTCGATGGGAAATGATCTTGAGCAGCTGGCAGCAAACTGCAACGTGAAACGCCTGACGGTAGTGCCTGCTGATAACGATGCGGTACCGCCGGTCGCAGCAGTGATGGAGGATGATGAGGCGCTGCGACAGCGCATACCTGCTGCATTTGAGGGGCTGTCGGTTGCTGGCCCGACTGGAGCATATGAATTTCACGCCAGAAGCGCGGACGGGCGCGTGGCGGATGCCAGCGCAACCAGCCCGGCACCGGCGGAGGTGGTGCTTACCGTTCTGAGCCGTGAGGGTGACGGCTCGGCTGGGGATGATCTGCTGGCGGTGGTGGAGCAGGCGCTTAACAGCGAGAGCGTGCGTCCCGTGGCAGACCGCCTGACGGTGCGCAGCGCCGAAATAATCCCGTACAGCGTGGATGCGACGATTTTTCTATATCCGGGGCCGGAAGCTGAGCCGGTGATGGCGGCGGCAAAAGCCAGCCTGCAGAAGTATATCGCCAGTCAGACGCGGCTGGGCCGTGATATCCGTCGCAGCGCGATTTATGCCGCGCTGCATGTCGAGGGTGTCCAGCGTGTGGAGCTGGCATCACCGCTGGAAGACGTTGTGCTGGATAAGACGCAGGCAGCGTCATGTACGGAATGGAGCGTAACCAATGGGGGCACGGATGAATAGCCTGCTGCCGCCAGGTTCATCGCCGCTTGAGCGCCGACTGGCGCAGACCTGCAGCGGCATTTCCGATCTGCAGGTATCGCTGCGCGACCTGTGGAACCCGGCAACGTGTCCGGTCAGGTTCCTGCCATATCTGGCGTGGGCGTTTTCCGTTGACCGCTGGGATGAAAGCTGGACGGAGAGCGTCAAGCGTCGTGTGGTACAGGATGCTTTTTATATCCATCAGCACAAGGGAACAACCAGTGCCGTTCGGAGAGTGGTTGAGCCATTCGGCTTCCTGATCCGCATCATTGAATGGTGGCAGACCGGAGAAACGCCGGGGACGTTTCGCCTGGATATTGGCGTGCAGGACCAGGGCATCACGGAAGAAACCTATCTGGAACTGGAGCGCCTGATCGGTGACGCCAAGCCGTGCAGCCGCCATCTGATCGGCATGTCCATCAACCTGCAGACCAGCGGCCCTTATTTTGTGGGTGCCGCCACCTACACCGGCGAAGAAATCACGATCTACCCGTATATCAACGAAACCATTATTTCCGGCGGCACCGCTTATGAGGGCGGGGCGGTCCATGTTATTGACACAATGAGAGTGAATCCATGAGCGCAAAATTTTATACCCTGCTGACGGATATCGGTGCGGCGAAACTGGCAAGCGCCGCCGCGCTTGGTGTTCCGCTGAAAATTACCCAGATGGCGGTGGGCGACGGTGGCGGCGTATTACCCACACCAAGCGCGCAGCAGACCGCGTTAGTTGCTGAAAAACGACGCGCCGCGCTGAATATGCTGTATATCGATCCGCAAAACAGTAGCCAGATTATTGCTGAGCAGGTGATCCCCGAAACAGAAGGCGGTTGGTGGATTCGTGAGGTCGGTCTTTTCGATGATACCGGCGCACTGATTGCCGTGGGAAACTGCCCGGAGAGCTACAAGCCGCAGCTCGCGGAGGGGAGCGGGCGCACGCAGACCGTGCGCATGGTGCTGATTACCAGCAGCACCGATAATATCACCCTGAAAATTGACCCTGCAGTAGTGCTGGCAACTCGCAAGTATGTGGATGACAAGGTGCTGGAGCTAAAAGTGTATGTGGATGACCTGATGGCTAAACACCTTGCAGCTGCAGATCCTCATACGCAGTATGCGACCAAAGCCAGTCCAACATTCACTGGTATGCCAAAAGCACCAACGGCAGCGGCAGGCAATAATTCCACGCAACTTGCTAATACGGCTTTTGTGCAGGCGGCAATTGCAGCACTGGTGGCATCTTCTCCAGCTGCACTTGACACGCTTAACGAACTGGCGGCGGCGTTGGGAAATGATCCTAATTTTGCCACCACTATGACAAATGCGCTTGCCGGAAAGATGGACAAGACAGCCAATGGCAAAGACATTGCTGATGTTTCAGAGTTTCTCAAAAACCTTGGTTTGGGAACGGCAGCAAAACGAGATGTTGGTACAGGGGAAAATCAGATACCGGACATG